GAGCGGGCGGCGGAGCTTTACTTTGAGGAGGAGATAGCAGGCGCCTGGGGTGGTCCGCAAACTCCGGTGTACTTGGAGACCAATTTGGAGAAAAGCGGTTGACTAAGTAGGGTGGGTGGGGCTTATGGAGCCGCTACGCCAAACGATTCAATCAGATCCACGGGACCAACCTTGAAGACACCACCCGTCTGGCGCTCATAACTAATGGGCGCCGAACTTGTGGCAAAGGCGTAGAAAGCCGCTGCTGAACTTGCGGTGGCATCTGAATTCTGGAGCCCAAAAGCCTTCCCGTTGTCGCGGCATCCCCTCAGGAAACTCAGGAGGGTATCTAGTTCCGAGTCGAGGATAAGCCAGGTGACCTTCATATGGAGGCGAGGTTTGTTTGATGAACCAACATACTGTGAGTACGCGGGCATTCTCTTCTCCGTTCCAGAGTCGGACAGGAATAGATACTTCGCGTAGTCCAACGCCACGGTCTCCATTTGTGCCGGCGCATAGGGAGCGTCCCCGATATCCTCGGTTCCACCACTACGCCGAATAGTAGTCTGTGGCGGCTCTACGAATCCGAGTCCCTCTGAAGGTGGGGACCACCAAGTCCCTCCGGTATTAATCTTCGCGTGGTTTATATCGAACCAGTTGAGCAGGAGGCTACAAGCAATGGCTGAAGAACCGTAGTTTACATAAGTGCCGCTGGTGGGCGCTGAAAGCCGTGGCCCCATATATGAAATCAGCCCGGTAAGACGATTGCCCGCGCCTGAGATGTCAGTATGTCCTGTAAATGCGGCAGAGTCCGTTACCGTGCCAAGTGTAGTCCACCCTGAGGTGGCTCCGTATCTGGGATCAACCATCATCTTCAACTCTAGTACCGGATCACCAGTTCCCTGGACGCCGAGGGCTAGTCGGTAAGAGTCACTTCCCTCGATCTCTTGGCGCGGGAAAAGATTACCGTTACCGGCGGCGATGAAGTATTCGACACCATCAACCCATCTTCCGATTATCCAGTCAGGGCGGCTCACGAACTCATTACCGGCGCCCTTCTGGATCGTAACGCTAGGGGGGTTATCCCCAGCGAACACATATCCGAAGTAAGCTGTGTACTTGGCCGTTTCTGGGTCCTCCATGATGGAGTATTTTCCCCCAGTATCGACAGCTCTCCCCACTCGCGCCATCACACCAACTCCGGTCTGATCCTGGATTGCCGGGTTGCCATTGTCATGGCCGCGCATATTTTTATATGCGAAGGTAAACCCAACCGAAACCTCCATGTCGTCATCGATCGCTGTCTCCACATTCGATGTAGCTGTTTCAGCGTCTCCCAACAGTTTCTTGATGTTTGTGGTGTCAATAAGAAAAATATCCCGCCACTTTAGTGTGGGGTTAACTGAGCCGCCACTCGTGTCCCAGCGCACAGTCCTGGCCGTTATGGGGAGGTTGGCTTCCATATCCTCATCGAGTGCTGGCACCTGTAGGCGTTTGCCGTATGATTGGTATGGACCGACGACTGGGTCGGTTACACTCGTGTTCTGAATTACCGCCAGTGAGTCCGTAGAGGCTGTCTGGGCGCCAGCACTGTCCGTCCACGAACTGTCTATAGTCGTCCCTCTTCCCCCCTCTGGGAACTCATCAGAACCCTGATAACTATTGTGCGGGCCACAAGGCTCGCCTACGGCCCAGAAGGAACTCTTTAAAGCCGCTCCGTTGACAATTGTTGAGGAAGTTGGGCGCCTCGTAATGAAGCGATGACCATCCCTGGCGAAGTTGTCCCTCCAGATTGTGACATCAGCCCCGTAGGTCGGAGCAGTTGTGCTTTCGTTGTCCTGATCAGCCGCCAGCACCCGAATCTCGTCCAGTTGGTAACCCTTGTAGGATGCGTCATCCCACGGATTCTCCTCGTTGCGACCCCCAAATCCCCATGTTCCACTCCCGTAAAGGGTCGACTGTTCTCCAGCAGTCGTGTAATCAATGGTGGCGGGGAAGATGTCATCAACCGTTGTATTGTCATCGATGTCGGCCCAAGCATTCGTCCCCAACTTGAAAGTAGACGCAGACTGGACATGGCGCCAAGTCGTCGCCGTCGTTCCCTCAACAACATAAGCCAGAGTTAACTGAAAGTAATAGGTGGTACCTGGGGTGGGGGCGGTGATCGTTTGGGAAGCAATGCTATTGTAATTCGTGCCACCACCAGTTCCCCCATCCCAAGCAAAACGAGTGATCTTCCCGCTTGACCTAACCTCAATAATGTTTCCCATGCCCCCAGCGTAATATGGGCCACTTTCGTAATAGGCCGATGTCGATGGCCCTATAAGTGTGGTTTTTGTGCCCGAACCGGGTGCGTAGTTGTAGGCAATAGCCAAGATGCCCTTGTCCAATGTGGTTCCTGTAGTGAACTTGAACTTACCTTGAATCTTGACTTTCCTGAAGCCAGCATTTCCGTAACCTCCCCCCAAAGCGGAAGACGGCCACGGGAAGAGATATTCAGAGCGGGTGCTGCTCACCATAACCAAACCAGCAGTCGGGGTGCTGATAGTCGAACTCGCCGTAGTGTCGAATGCCCCAACCGTACACCCGTCACCGATGTCACCTGCACCAGTACCCGTATTGGGCATCAATAAGGAAGACCCAGGTCCTGGCGAACTTGCTGCCGACCACTCGTATGGGGTAGAAAACACATAGTCGCTGTTAGGGAGGTGCGGTCCCGCAGAATCGAAAGGGTAGTCGCCGAGATTATTCCCAATCCTTTGGCGATGCGTGAACTCGTAAATTCTTCCTGCCGTTCCCGTCGTGCCGGCAGAATCGTAGGTAATGACGATGTCTTCGGTGTCGGCCATTACATCTGGAAGCGTCGTCTAGTGGAGAGGCTCTGGTCAACAGCCTGCGTGATAAGGCTGACAATGAGGTCTTGGCGCTCGTCCAGGAGTCTGTCGAAACCCTTTGTGTCATTGGCTTCGATTTTCACATTCACATTCCCCACGGACGGCCCCCGGCCACCACTTTGGCCTAGGTCAACTGGTATTGACCTCCCGTCTGGAAGAGGAACAAACGCTTCCGCGCCCACGCCGTCGCCAAAGAGTGCCAACTGAGGGCTGTTGGCCACTCCCCCAGCCGCATACTTTTTCGTCATCTCCCCAGGCATAACTCCGCCCTTGGAGAACCCAAACAGCCAACCCAAAACGCCACCGATGCCACCGGCCATCTGCATACTGGCTGCCGCGATCAGCATTGTTGCGGCCACGATGAGGAGGGCGCTTGCACCCGTTAGGACCAAGGCCGCACCCCCTTGTGCGGCGGCGGCAAGAATGAGAGCCAAGGAGGCTGCGCCTACGGCGGCGAAGGCATATGCGGCAACTGAGACAAGTGCCACCATTGCAGCGATCCCTGCCGCCGCCATGACAGCGATGCCTTTGGCAACCAAGAAGGCAACGCTAATCACGAGAATCCCGATTCCAACGACTAGGGCTGCAGTTATGGCAATGACCGCCGCTGTGACGATAGCCGCAATTCCAGCAGCCGCAGCGACAACAACGGCGGTCATCGCAATGATGGCCGCAACGCCAGAGGCCAATAAAACCATTGTAGCCACGACAATGGAGGTCACGATGGCCAGAATGCCGCCAACCAGTGTGACGAAGGTCCCCACGAGGGTTCCAAGGATTCCAATCATGGTACCAGCCATAGTAATGATGGCCGTCCCTATAGCGGCTACTGCGCCGGCTATGGCGGTGAGCCCAGTCGTGATCGTAGTTAAAGCCCCAGTCATCATGGTCCCGATGTTTCCCATCATTTTGCCGAAGCCCCCGGCGGCTTCGGCTGTATCGCCAGCAGCCTCCGTAGTCGCAGCCGCCATTTCTGTTCCTGCGGCTCCTGCCATAATGTTCGCGGCAATAAGCATTTCAGCAGCGGCGGCGGCGTTGATGTTAGCGGCAGCCAGCTGGGTGGGTAGCGTGAGGGTCAAGTTAGATGCGATGGCAGTAATTAATTTCTGAACCATCACGGTTACGAGCATCTCAATCACCTGATTCGCGAAAATCATCCCCAACTTCAGACCTAGTTCACGGGCGTCAAACGGTTCCAACTTGATAACCAACCTGCCTTCTTCGTCCCTCTCTAATGTGCCCACCAGGCTAGAAGAGATCGCGCTCTCCAGTTCAGAGGCTAATCCGTCAAACATCGTCGTTATCAGATCGTGGGTCATCTGCGCCGTTGACTCCATGCCCTGCATCATAGTGCGGAATGCCATCTCTGCGCCGAGCCCCATGTCATCCTGCATCATTGCCCACTTCTTGTAGGTGGTCTCTCTGAGGGCCGTTTCTTCTAGGAGTTGCTCCCGGGCAAGGTCGACTGCCTTTCTTTCGTAGTCACTGAGGGCATCAATTCTATTTTGCAATCCTGCCCTCTGAATGGCGAAGGCGTCCTTCTCCGCCTGCGTAAGGGTGGCGTTGTCCCGTGCCCCCGCCTCTAGATCTTTAAGCTGGGTCGTCAGGTCGGCAACGAGATACTCCATCCTTTGGTTGTAATCCACCCGTGCGCTCTCCAGATTCGCATACTTGACGCCAACAAGACGGATTTCCTCCAGACCTGTGGCGGCAATGACCTGGCCTTGCTGTTGATAGGTCCCGGCGAATGCTTCGGCATACTTGTGGAGGGCGTCGACCTTCAAGGTGACCAATTTTTCCTCGTAGGCTTCTTTCGCTCTCCCTTCACGGCGCTCGGCGTCCCGCACCGCTCTAGCGGCTGCATTATGAGCTTTGGTTGCGCTTCTCAGGGCAGCATGGTGTCTCTTAACACTGGCTAAGTCTTTGCCATCCCATTCGGCATTGATAGCGGCCACATTGGCTCTATGTTTTTCCCATTCCCCTACCAATTGGTTATTGAGTTCTTCTTCAACGGCGGATTTGTCTTCAGCGGCATTGTGTGCAGCGAGAATAGATTTCTCCGCGTTCATTAGCTCGACATTCGCCACAGCGAGGGCTCTCTCGCGGCTATCGGCAACCCCCTTCTCTTGTAGAACCGCGGTCTCTTCCTGAAGCCTCACACGGGCCGCAATGGCGTCATCGATTATGTCTTGGTCATACTTCTTATGAATATTGGCTTCCCTCTCCCGGGCAAGTTTGGCCACTTGGGGTCCAATTTTATATCCTGCCCATATTTTCTGGAAAATTGTCCCGCGGTCCTCAGCCAACTCTACAAGTTTCGCCCGAACGCCTTTCACCTCATCAGCAGCTTGCTCAAGGGCAATCGTCCTGGCGTCATTACTGCTCTTGATGAGTATCTTCTTGGTTCCCTCAGCGAACTCTGTAACCGCTTCAAGCCTACCGCTCTGCTTGCCCCAACTTTCCTTAAATGCCTCTGAGACATTGAAGACTTCCTTCTTTTGCCAGAAGAAGAAATCAATCATGGCCCTCTTCATGCCATCAAGCGACGGCTGGATATCCAGCCCCACTTTAAAATCCAGCGCCCGTTTGGCAGTGAAGCCCAGCTCTAGGAGCGAATTGGCGAAATCAAGCGACGCCTTGGCGCCCTTCCTCATGTTCGCTGGGAGAAGGCTGAGTGTGGCGTTAAGTCCAGAAAGGTTCTTTTTTAACAGGGCTGCCTTTCCCGCATCTTGGAATCTTTTGAACGCCCCCCTTGTATCTTCAAGCCACTGCTCCATGTCGGCCAATGGGCCTGCCCCGATCGAGGACAGCGTTTCACCCCAACTTGCGGCAGATTCCTGTGCTGTATCGTAATCTTCTTTGAGTGCTTTAATCGTCGCTTGGTGTTCGAGATACTCTTTCTCGAGTTTCTTGTCACCTCCATATGTCTGGACATAAATAGGAGGGCCGAAGGCAACAGCGGGAAGTTTTACCTTCTTGGAAGCTAACTCATTCTCACGATAGAAGTCGTCAAATTCTTTCCGCGCCGCATCGAGTCTCACTTTAATAGCGGATGCTTCAGGGGTCGCTGCGATTTCTATGCCAAGCAAAGACCCAGATACACCGGATCCTATAGCGGCCAGAGCATCCATAAAATTCCCTATCGCTCCGAGCGCAGACTGCAACGCTTTTACAACTAGGGACGAAATCTCTATGATGGCGTTGAAAAAGCGGAGCTGATGCTCTGGATCCCTCGCCATATTCGTGAGTGTTTTCGCCATCCCCATTAGCGCCTCGGTCGTCGCCTTAAGGACGCCGATTACCGCAGGGTTGCCTGCCAAATATTCCCCAACACTAATTTTGAGGTTGTCCCAAGCAGAAGCGACTTGGTCGAGGTGGAACTTGAATGTTCCCATGACCTTGTTGGCAGCCTCTACGGCGGCTCCTTCTGCTTCTGCGAACTCCCTCAAGAAGTCAGGCAGGTCTTCCAACTGGCGGCTCATTGCCGCAATACCAGTAACAGCGCGAATGTTGGGAATCAGGTCAGATAGAGCCTGCAAATCCTTCGAGGTGAATTCCGTTACCTCAGAAATTTCTTCCAGGATAGATAAGAGACCGCCCCTCTTCGTTAGCGTCTCTTCCGAGAAGAGTTCGAGCCCCAACCTATGAACCGCTTTAATAGCCCCCTCGGTGGGGTTAACGATCTTGTTAATAACCTGCCTGAGTGCAGTCATAGCCTCGTCAGTCTTCAGACCTGCACGAGTTAGGGCAACGACCGCCGCAGAAAGATCCTCTAGTGGTACTGATGCCGCAGCCGCCATAGAAGCGACGCGACCAAAACTCAGGGCAAGTTCGGGACCCGTCGTCTTGCCTAATTTGATTGTCTTGAACAGGACATCTGACACATACGCGGCATCGCTCGCCTCCAGCGTATAAGCGTTCAGCACCGTCGTCATGAGGTCAACAGACTTGCTCGCCGTAGTCATGGTCGCCTTAGCAAACATCAAAGATTTCGACATTACCTCGGTGCCAGCGGCGGCATCGAGCGACTGCCCAAATCCAGCCGAAATTGTCTGGTACAGCGCTCTTGCCGCATCCGTGGCCGGAACCGCGTGGCTGACGGCAAAATCCCTTACGCTTTTAGAAAGACCCTCCATGCCTTTTTTGGATTGATCTGTAAGAGTCCACACCTCAGACATTGCATAGTTGAATTCAGCAAAGGTCTTGATCGAACTTTTGGCGAAGGCGGAGATGGCACTAAAAGCCTTTCTCAAGAGATTGAAGGCTCCCTTGAGAGCCAGCACACCGAGGGTAACCACAGCCAAGGCTTTTGCCCACTTCTTCCAGGAGCCGGTCGTTTTTTCTGTCGCGCCACCCGTATATTCGACGGCACCCCGAACCTCATCGAGCGCCTTCCTCTCTTCCCCTAGTTTTTTCCCGAGCGCGGCAGCGGCGATATAGGCTTCCTTCTGTTCCTTGGTAAAGGTCTGCCCAGAGGCGTTGAGACGAACCATGGCCTCCGTAACCCGCCTCATGACAATCGCCTTTTTATTCTCGTAATTGGCGTGGATTGCGGCGTCTTTCGCTAACTCTTTTTCCTGCTGGCTAAGTTTGGCGCCCCCTTTAATTACACGGGCATAAATCTTTTCCAGATCGACTTCCTTATGGACCAGATTGCTTACTGCTAAACTCTCTTTCTCGACTGCTTTATTTCCTGCAGATCTCTTTTTCGCCGCCTCGTGGATGGCCTTAGCCTGCTTCCGTAGGGCGGTAATATCCGCAAACACCGCATCTGTGGCATTCTTGACGGACTTTGCCCAGTCGCTTGTTTTTTGATTGGAACTGGCTGTCGCTGCGGCTGCTCCCGTTAGGGCTTTCTGAAAGTTATTCGCGCCCGTGGTGACGAGGGCCAATGCTTTTGTGCCCTGCCCCTGCGCCCTCACTAAGCCCGCTTGCTCCGAACTGGTCCTTGCTAGTCCTGTGTTGAGAGTAGCGAGAGCCCTGTTGACCTTGACCAACTCCCTAGACATAAGGTCTTCAAACCTTAGCTGAATGGAGAGTTTGGTTTTTTTGGCCATGTTTGTTTATCGTCTAGGCATACGCGGCATCTGAGGGCTCTTGATTCCGGGCATGGAGGAGGAATGCTTCTTGGTCGCTGATTCTGACTCTTTTTTCTGCTTTTCCATAGAGTGTTCTTGTGCTTTTCCTCTGGCGTGGCAAAATATCCGGAACGCTTTGACGAAAAAGGAGGTCTGATCCAGCATTCCTCCTGAAGCAGGCAGTATGCCTGCGTCCTCGGCATCCCTGAGATACGGAATCATGGCGCCAACGCTCTGGATGGCTCCCTTGTCCTTGAACGGGCAGTCAAATACAGGAGCCTCCCCTGTCCCTCCGCACACCGCGCAGTCTGAGCCGCTACGGTGGCACGATGGGCATGATATTGAGAAAACCGCCTGGGTGGCCGGAGTGTCGCAACCCCACGCGGTGCGCCTTAGAAGGGCTGTTGGGTGGTAGTCTCCATCAGCCGTCTTCATGCGGCACAAGTCGCAAGAAATGTCTAGGCTTCCGCTGAGGCCCCAGACTGCGACTCTGAGTTTTTTTCCACCTCCTCCACCATTCCCAAGCCTTCCGTAATCGCGTTTGCAATTTCCATACGAACATCGCCTGGAATGCGAGAGAGCGTTTTATCCGCAATACGCCTTTTACTGCCAGCTCCTTTTGCGGAAAAGTGGAGATCGGGCCCCCCCGGAGGGAAGTTTTCCCAGCGGATCAGCCCCACATTCAGGATAGCCATCACCCTCTCACCTGTTTTGGCTGTAGCAGAGGCTTCTCCGCCCCCTAAGTCGATGTTTAGAAAGGAGTCCGTCACATACGCCTCCTCTCTCGCCGTCAGTGGGCGGATGATGAACTTGGATTGCTTGTCTTCTTCCAGTTCGCGATCACACTCAGCGAGGTAAGTGTATTCCTTCGTCGGGTCAATGGGGAGTACCATAAGCAGAACCTTACCGATGCTCTGGGCATCGAGTCAATATAAAAAGGTGGGCTAGTCGTCCCCCACTGCGGCTTGGTACACTCGGCTAAAGGCAACTCCCCATTCTGGCCCATGGGATTCACCAGCCGGACAACTAGACCAGCACAGGGCATGGGCATATTCGTGGAGTAGCGTGTCCTTGGCCATGAGGAAGTCCATCCCCTGGGAGATGACAATAAGGAAGTGCCTTTTGCCCTTTTGTGGGCGCTTTAGGTCGCAGTATCCATACTCCGTCTTCAACTGCACGAGGCGAATCCGAACGGGGTTCTCACAGGGGAGTTCCTCCTGCAAGTAGTCCAGGACGGCAACTAAGCATTTCCTGTACTCAGGCGTTCCGGGGCGTGGAGCGGGCTTAAATTTCGGCGCAGGCATCTCTCTCGCGGTATGTCACGCCGCCAAACTCCGCAATACCTCTCTTGATGACTACTGGTGTCTGTAATGCGACGCCTTCCTTGGGGAATATCGAGACTACCCCGAATCCGGTAGTCCAAGTGCTTGGGCCCGTCTTGAAGATCTCCCCGTGGCCAGCGCCGTCTCTAAGGTCATTCTTGGCCATCATCCCGCAGGTCATCCAGTCAGCCCATGGATTGACTACTGTGGGGGTAGATTGGTACTGGGGGCGGTGGACATGGCCCGACATCCCCGATAGACCGTATTTGTTGAGTTCCTTGTCTGCTGGGAACCTCCCGGCGCTCGTCCCGTGGGTTACCACGAAACAGCCCCCGTAAATTTTCCATGTTTGCTTGCTCATCTCTTGGCGGTCGCGCTCGTTCGGCGCGAGGATAGCGTCGTTGGAAACAAGGGAGATTTGCAACTCTTTCAGGGAAAATAATTCGGCGAAATCGAGACAGGACAATGAGGCGAGCGCAGGGGACACATTGCAGAGATAGCGGATCAATCTGTATTCGTGGTTCCCCACTAAAAAATCGATATTCGCGTCGGGGGCCGCCTCTCGGATTGGGCGCAGAATGTTCTCCACCGTCCATGTGATCTCTCCTTGCAGATCGAGCAATTTGTTGGGATTCTTGGACCAAAATCCCACAGAATTGAAATCTACAACGTCCCCATTGAGGCAAACGACATCCGGTTGCGTCCGACGGCAAACATCAATAAACACTTCGAGGGCAAATCTGTCCACCTCAAGTCCGTGGAAATCGGATCCACAGACGAGAAGAATTTCATCCCCCTTATTCTTCCTCTCAAACGCTCCACACCAGGGGCGCACACTTTCAGCGTAGTATTCCTGGACCGTCTCCTCGCTTTTGAGACGCGCTCGGCGATCTCGATAAGATTTTGTAGTTCTCGTATCTCGAAGGCCGGATGCTCGCTGGAATTCTTCGTGATTTCCGAAATGGTCGTAAACGATGGTTTCGGGGAAATGCCCGTATTTCTTATATTTTGCTCGACTGCAAGTCCCCGGGTAAGCAAGTAGTTCATCGTCGGCAACCCGAAGGATGTCACGGATTAGTTCCCCTTCCTTGGCCGCGCTGCCATCCTCCATAAACTTGCGGCGAGCTTCTGCCGCCTCCTCTGTAGCGGCGGCCAACGCCTCCTTTTTCTCAGCCCTGACGGAAGGAGGACAGTCCTCAAGCCAAGCCCTGAGGCTAGAGTCTTGCGCCTCAGGTTCTTTTCGCTCTTTCATACAACTCTCCCAGGCATGACCTGGCGTGGCCCCTAAACATATAAAGGCTTAGTGGAAAGCCGTTTGCGGCCAGCCACTTATGCAGATCCGTCGGACTGTGTCCAGTGTGCCCTTCGGCGATCGCCTGAAGCCCAGACTCAATCAGGGTTGTCCACGGCTCCCCCACTAGGCACACTCTGCACCCAGAGCCCGTCGCTTTCAGCCAATCGTCTAGCGCCTGCCTGTTCGGGAGTTTGGAGTCCTTTGACATGAATTAGAGAACGGCGCAACACCGCCAAAGCTTTCAGAACTTCTGGCGGATCAAGACCTTGCGGCGCTTCGGTATCGAAGATACCCAGTCTGTCCAAGCATTGCATAAGCCATCTTGCAGATTCTGTTGCATAAATAAGGCGTTCTCGTTCCCAATACAGTCGCCCGATCACAGTTATGCGAATGGCAATTTTCCCGGGCCCCATTTTAATTGGGCCCAAAGACAGGAGTTCGGGAAGAGATATTGGGCGCCACCACCCAGAAGGCATTTCGTCTATCCGCCTCCCCAGGAACCCCTCATGGGACGCATCTACTTTTATAGCCACTGCCTTCTCCCGTATTCCGCAAGCAACGCCGCGTCCGCGATTCCTTGGTTCACCTTTTTCTTAAGGGGTAAGCCAAGTTCCGGCCAAAGTTCAACGGCGTGTCGAACAGCCTCCTCTTTAGTTTCCCCCTTGGGGCAGTCGGGAAGCATTTCCTTTTGCCACGCACGGGGTAGCACATTGAGAACGGGAAAACCTCTCACCTCAATAATGGCAAGAAGACCCCCATAACCTTTGCCAAAAGTAAACATTGAGGTGACGCCCTGTTTGGGCATCGCGTGTACCCGCTCTATGCAAACACAGGGATCCATTGATTGGCCTAAATAGTGGTCAATCCGCAGAAAGTCAATGTTTTTGGCCTCGACAAGGGGCATACGAGCCCACCCAACAAGACTCCCTTTGCGGTCAACCGCCGCCATAGCCCCCTTTATACCAGGGTCTATTCCGAAGAAATATGCCTTCTCCCACCCATCATGGGACACTGGGCTTCCTCCGCTGTTCTACGAAAGGGCCCGTGAGCGTGAAGTGGCTTCCTCCGCACTTTTGGCACACCAAGAGGCCGCGCTCTATTCCTCCCCACTCAGTTTCCACATGGTCGCAACGGACGCAGGAGAGGCCCTTACGGAGCCGCTGTGGTGGACCGTTGGCTGGAGGCTTCGGGGGTGGTTCCTTCTTGCCCATGGAGAATAAATAGCAAAACTAGGCCCCTTTTTCTAGTGCTTCTTCCAGAGCGGCACCAGACGCGATCTCATCTAACCTGTTTGCTGTGTCTTCACTTCCGTCCACACCGTTAAACCAGGCGGTCAAGTGAATGAGCGTTTCGGCCAGGAGCGCATATGAGGGGAAGGGGGTATCACCGGGATCCCTTAACATTCCGCCAAGCTGTTCATGTGCATACTTGGCAATGGCAACGGCTGCCGCTTCCCCATGCTCGTTCTGGGCCAATTCATGGGCGCGAACCGCTGCCGAAGCCCTGGATATCCAGTATCCGGCCTCAGCCGTCTTGTCCTGATGGTCCATCGCCGGCGAGGGCGTATTGGATTGCCTGCCGAGAGGCATTATCCATGTTGTCTAAAAGTCCCATATCAGAACCGGATTCCTCGAACTCCGCGAGGGATTCGAGTACTTGTTCCAAAACGCTCTCTTGGGCGTTTGGCTTCTTCCTCATGCGAACCCACTCCTCCACGGCAGTAGCCATCGAGCCAGAGGGCTTAGGGGCTTTCTTTTTCGCCTTCTTCTTGGCTTTAGGCTTCGGCGCAGATGGTGCGTCCTCGGCTGGCGCCTCGACAGGTTCTTCTTCAGATACCACTTCGGCAACTAGGTCTTTTTTCTCGTCAGTCATTTTTTACCCCTTTTCTTGGGTTTGGAGCGGTTGTCGTACCACTGGCGGATAGCCAAGAAGGGGATTGCTAAGGCCCCGAAGATGGATGTCCAAAGATTTACCAGTGGAGTTCGGATTGTAGGGAAAAAGAGGACCAAAAGCACACTCAACCAAGCGAATCTGCTTATTTGGCTCAGGAAACTGCTTGTGGCGGCCACAGCGCCTTCTTCTATTACTCCTGCGTCTACTTGAGCAGGGGAACCTCCCAGAAATGAGGGGATAGGGAAGATGCTACAGGCTGCGAGCCCAAGAAGCGCGAATAGTCCCAGTGTGACCAAGAGTCGTGTGGGCGTCCAATTCATTGCTCTAATACCGTTATTCTGACCTCATGGTTATCAACTCGCTGATCGAGTACTTTAATCATGTCGAGAGCGTCTCGGGCGATCCATAGGGCCAAGGCGATCATTGCAGCGGTCGCCCAATTTAGGATACGCGCCGTGAGATTGTGGCTTAGCGTCGGGCTATTTGAATTTGCCATGTCCAGGTGTAGTGTTGGAGGGAAGTGGGACTTCCAGTGCTTTGAATTGTGCCGACGATGACATCTCCAGAAGCGAGGTCCGTATTGGCTGAAGTCAAGCTAAATGTTTGAGGAATGAGGGCCGTGAACTCGGTGGAGTTGCTGTCAAGGTCAGCACTACTAATATCCACTCCTTCCGTCGTATTGCGAATGCTACTAACCCATTTCTTTGAGACGCCAGACCCGCTTGTGGTCTGGGTCGAGACTAATTTTGCCTCAATTAGAGTTGCGTTGTAGGGCATGATTGCTAAGGGCGCAATCACCTCAGTTGAGTAACTGGCTGACGCAAGGGTGAATTGGTAGGAGGCGATATAGGGAATATGGATTCCAGTATCTAGGTCACCGAGGATGATCCAGCCGTCATCGTCAGCATTCCTGATCTCAAGGCGTTCTGCTGCGCCTGTGGTATCAACATAGAACTGGCCAACTACGGGAGAGGTTGGGGCAGAGGTTCCAGAAAAGTTGTCCCGAAGAGTATCGAGAGAATCGTTCCATGTGCCACGCCCTGTCGAAAGGGAGTCGCTTGCGTTTACGGTTGAGTATGATTGTGTCATTGGGTTAGGCGGAACTTAGGATTCTCGTGGCAACCTCTTCAATCCGCACGGTTGCATCTGGTGTGAAGCGCTTAATTACGCACTTGATTTTGTAGTACCTTTTGTTTGACTGAAAAGATCCGTAGAAACGAACATCGTCGGTGTAGGTCACATCGTCACTAGAGGTGGAGTAGTATGTCTGCACTTCGGCGTAGCGCTCGTAACAACTACCTTCCCACATTCTGTTGAGCGCTGCTGGCTCGCTAAACTTCGTTGTGTTTCCATCGAAAATGGTGCCCTCGTCGAGAACATCAACGGAAGGTATGCACAGAATCAATCTTGACTCATCAACACCGACAACGCCGGCATCCAAAACTGTAGTTACATAGTCCTCGGCGGCGGCGATGGTGCTACTAACTTGGAGGTAGGTTTCCCCTGCTGGGACAACTAGGGCATTTTTCACTCCTGGCCAACTGGCGTCCCTCTGGGAGTTAAGCATAATGGAACTTATCCAATTAGGATTCCCCCCAACCTCGTAACCAGGCCATACTAGGATGCAGGGCTGCGAGGAGGTCTGTCCCGACTTGAAGACTGGTTTGAAAAAGACCTGCGCCTCATCCGGCCCGAGTTGGGAGATGATGGTTGACTCGTCCCTCGTGCGACTAACCTTGAGGGCGAGACCCCATGAGGTTCCTGTGATGCCCTGAAGGCGCACATCGTAGTAATCTGGAATGGCTCCCTCTTCGCGAACCACAGAGCTGCTATACAGAGTGGGAGGAACCTCCTCGCCGTCTGGGACGCCGTATGTAGAGCCCTGGAATTCAGGAGGGAATCTCAGGGAGGCGTAGGTGCCGTCGAAGGATAAAGAATCCTCAGAAGTGGGGCATGGGTATTTGGGTGGAACTGTTTGTGTAAGAAAGTGGCGTTTGGCATCATAGAGCGTGAATGTTACGGCTACCTGTGGTGCTTGGTCCGGTTGGTAAACTGCTCCCGAAACGGAAATGGGAGAAATTGCGAATGTGTATAGATGGTTTGGTTCGGCTTCCCAAAATGTGAACTCTTCTTCCTCCACGCGGCCAAGCGAAGTCCACCGTGAAGAAATATCGTCTTCTGCAAACCCCTCAAACAGGTCTGAGGCATCGTTTTTTATCCAAGCCTCGCTGGGGCCACCCCCCTCATCAACTGATTGCACCATGTTCCAAACTAGGTATCCATTCAGCCTTGCGTCTGCCGATCTTGACCCTGAGGTTAACCATGGCGTTACCGAGTTGGGGCCACCCGCCATTCCCACCGCCAACGAGTCGGGAAGGGTAAGCGGATCGACTGATGGGGGATTCCAGGTGAGAGAGATTCCCCACCTAATAGTCCCATCTGGCATCTGCTTCATAACTCGGGTTCCGCTTAGACCAGAAGGTGCCATCCCCTGGAATGAGGTTGGGTGGAAGACGCCCCGACTGACGCTAAAGTCAACTTGTGGCACTTGGGAAAGAGCTGCGCTAAGGGTTATATCGTTGGTGTCGACTGAAGCAACGGTGACGGTTTGGTTGGTGCCCCTGTAGTTTAGAATGCTTAATATGGTGTAAGCGTCGATGTCGTAGGTGCCTGATAGTGGCGGCTCAACCAAGAAGACGCGGTTTTCACTTCCTAAATCGTTTTCAAAACTCTTAACTTTCAGGAGTTGCTTCTTCCTGAATACCCCAGACTCTGGGGTGTATGCGTCATCCGAGTCATAAATCTGCACGGCAGAGCCGGCGACGAGTCGGTCTACGAACCAAGCTGGCGCAGTAATCTTGTCGTTAGTGTAATAACTGGAACTATTCCCGATTGCGGAAGGGTTGGCTTCAACAAAACTATCAAGGATTAGGGTTTCCCCAGCGGGAAGAGTTCCAACGGCGGTGGTGAATGCCCCCGGAACAGTAATAACGGGGGCTGCCGGGGTGCCGACATCAAGGGCGGTCGCCATTGTCTTCTCTTCAAAGCCGCTCCCCGTAGCACCCTGAGGTAATGTTATAGAGTTTGCCTGCGCGGTCACATCCCATCCAGCCGCAGCCGCACCGCCCAGGGGGGGGCCACCTGGGCTCCCAAGCGAAGACAGTTGGGCTGTTGCTGCGCCATCGTCATAGATTCTCTCGTCGTATTGGCTTGCGCTTATCTTCCTGAAGCCGTCTTTTGTGGTCTCGATTGATTCTACTATCCAGTCCGATTCGCTCCACGCTGGAGTTGCCAAGAAGGCGGGATTCCCGGTGTAGTCATCTGAAACAACTTCGGTAATTGGGAAGGGCTGCCCAGCGGGGCTTGTCCAACCCTGTCCGACATTTGGTGTGTATTCTTCGTGGTCGCCAACTCCCGTTACAACCACAAGAATCTGCAAGTCATCACTGAAGGCGATATCGCGATCTGGAACAACTGCTGTCTGGTCTTCATAATCCGCGTTGTCGAGAGGCTCGTATGCCCCCCACCCGGCGATATTGAAGGGGACGCTTTCTATGAGATCCCTGTGCTGGATTTGAATCCTGTCTCCCACTTGGGCGGCAAGACCTTCCAGAGAAACCTCCATCTGTAGCGTTTTTCGCCTGTATTGGAGTTTCAGCAATTGGTAGTAGGCGTAGCTTTCAGCAGCCGCCCGGCCTGTTATCCCCACTACGAAATCGTTAGAAATTTTCCTCTCGTTAGAGAAGGTGGCTGACTCGAAACCAGGAAGCGTCATTCGCACGGTTTCCCTGTCATAGTTGTACTTCTTCTCCAAATATTGAATCTCTATCTCGGTGGGTACATCCACAGTGGAGACTTCGTTGACAGACATAGACCCCTGCCTGATCGCGCTTTCAGTAAACACTTGGGAAACGCTGCGCGTCATATCGGTGACCGCCCTAAACCGAGTTCCCTCTCTGACGAGAGTGGCTCTCCCAACACTAAGAACTTTGTCAATTGCTTCAAAAAGGCTACTGTCCTCGTCGAAAGCCCCGTTGAACTCGCAGCGCGGCCCAATAATGACAACATTGAAGGCCATTGTCTGCAGAAGGGGAATGCCTGGATAAGTGCCTACATCGCTCAAGTCTTCCTCAGTAACGAGGACACCACCCCCCGAATCAACCTGCATGCTCTGGACGGTTACGGTAATGGGAACACCCTCTGCCCCGCTTAACGCATCCGGGTCAAGGTGGACTTTGTCGCCTGGGTTCAGCGCAATCCAAAATCCCGCGTCTCCAAAAGTCGGGTCGGTATTACTGATTCTTAGCGCAGAGTTCGGGGCATATGTCGTTAAATCAATCTGATAGCATACCCCGTAGGGGCTCCCATGGATGTATGTTTCACTCTGCTTATCTGGGTCCATGGCGCCTGCCGCACTGTCCACCCCACAGAACTCGGCCCAGTCCAAGAAACTCTGCCAATCTACATCTGTGTCATCGTTCACATAGTTTCCTCCCCCATAAACCTCGCTCAGGAGCAGATTGAGGGTAATCCAAGCGGGATTCCTAAAGTCGGCGCTGTCGGCGTGGATAGTTGACGCTGTTCCTGTATTGCTGTACTGCTTCACATCGTTGCCGTCCACTACGACTGTCAGTTCTGGGACTTGCGAATTCGCCGTGTAATTTACGATATCGCTCAACTCCACCCAAGCCGTCCCTGGCATAACCCCTAGTCCGCCGCCTGCATATGTCCTGTCCTCGAAGGTTACGGAGCTTAAGTGGCACGAACTTGTGCAGGCACCAGGGGCCCCGGAGTCAGGATTGGTGGTGTATTCGGTAGGGTAGTTGTCTGGTCTTCCAACGGCGCACACCCTAAAGTCCGCTGAACCTATCGCGCTGGAGAACACCGTGGAGGCGGCGAACATTCTGTTGGAATAGTCGGCTCCCGACACGCTAGATCCGGGGATATTCCCATTTGAATCCCAGAAAGCAGAACTTTGCATTTCCATGGTTATGTTGCCGCTCCCACTAGTGTCATAATTGTCCATATAGTAGAAGGATCCATTATAGGTTCCCGTAGTCGGGTGGATTGTGATCGTTTGCCACATAGCCCCCGTATATTTGCCCCTGATCATGAAATATCCCAGGGTTTGCCAACCGTCGGTATTGTCGTGTCGGCTGTACTGGATCTCGAAGGTCTGAGAGTGAGCTACAGTGGCGCCGCTGGTGTCGAGCCTGTAAAGGCCGCCCGAGAACTCCAAGTTGAAAATGACTTTGTCTAATATAGCCCCTTGTGGTGCGGACCAAGTCGCCCACACGGATTTATAGATAAACATCGCCGGAACGCCGCCGGTAATGTTGCTTCGGTCGGCGCCTGCGGTTTCGATGGTTCCCGGGTCCCCCCAGACACCAGAAATGGTCGCGGTGTTGGACGCCCCGCCAGTGGCTATCCAGCCAGGGGCGTTAATTAGGGTCTTGTGCGAACCGTCATAAGTCCCACCCTTCCAGCCTCCCGTTGTTGAGCCTACTGACCCGTAATATGACCAGTATTTTTGAGTGGCATCTGGGTCCGCACCCGGGTATGGAACGACAAACATGAAATTGGCGCCTTGTAATTCTTTTACCTTGAACTTAGTCCAGCCTAACATTGGACTAGTGGAAGCTACTCTGTTGGTCGGCGTTCCCACCCCAGACGCCTCTTCTAGTTCAAACTCGTAAGGCCCATATTTTTTTCGGGAATGGTTGCCGGCGCTGTTGAAGTTGTAAAAGTCCACGGTCTGCGTAAAACACTCACTCGTCCGAACTTCCGTGGACCAATGTTGCCGATTACTAACTCCAAATTCATGGTTTTTCCCTTGGAACTGGCCTGTGATCGAAACGAGGTCATCGACTGCGAAGCTGCCAGGGGTAACTACTTTCCAGCGGGTTGCGTTTTGGTAGCCTGAGGTTGTGGCGAAGTTGCCCGTATGGGTCCCCACGGTATCTACTAGCCTGGCCGGTCTGCTGGCTCCCACATCGGACTTGTCGTCGAGAATCCAGTAAATATACTTATTGTCCCGTTCCTCCCCAGGGAAGTAGTTGAAGCCCCCGCTAAACTCCCTTGCGCTGGCAAAATTGTCAAAGGGGAATTGGTTTTGGCTACTTCCCCAATCCAACCCAGAGCCATCGGGGTAGGGGGGGAAGTTGCCCTGATCCGAGCCGAAATTAACATCCCAAAACCTAAGCCCAGGAACTATCGTAAACTTCATGTCCATGATCATCCCCACATCCACCGTTGTCGAAAAAGTGGTTCCGAAGTTGGCCGTGTAGAACGGATCAGTTGTCCCCGGGTGGACAGGCACATCCGCGCCCATCGAAACCCTCGCTGTTGCTGCGTATGACGCTAGTGGCAGGTCGTCGAGCAAAAGCGTGTCAACATCAGTGCCCTCCGTGTTGTCCGTGATCTGCCCAACCTTCCTAAAGGGACCTTCTCCTAGCAGATTAAGGTAGTACAGGGCGACGGAGTTCGTGCCAAATGCAAGCACCTTGCCTCCCCCCACAATCCCCCCGATTCGAGTGGTGCCGTAGATGAGTGGCATTCCGAACCCCTGACCCCGCCTTGTTGAAATCCCTGACCAACCGTAATGGTCACTCTGTTTGTTTCCAAAGTTGCTCGTCTGTTCTTGCCCATATTTATCAGCGTAGTGTTTTATGGTTACCCCGATGCCAATAAGCGCCCCGATGCCCACGGCAACCCAGCCAGAAGGCAACCCAATAACATTGATGTGATCGCCGTCGCAGATGGAGGCTGACGGGCTAAGTGGCTCGCCGCCCCTAATCACCAGGGCTTTCTCATAACCTGAGGGGATGAGATCGGCTGCCGTCAAACTCTGTTCCCAAGGCAACTCCTGCGAAACGGCGTCCCGCGTCAGCTGCTTGAACCCGTTTCTCTGTATTACGGTTACTGACATACCATCCTCACTGCCGATGTTGGCTTAAGAGCCATTCTCCTCCGCGCCAACCTGATTACCCCAGAACGACAAGCCTGAACTAGATATTTGATGTCCTTGCACACCACCACAGCGTGGTAGTGGGCGCATGGGTTTATTCCTCCGCCCTCGTAGATATGCAAGTCTCCAGCCTCGGGGGTCTCGGGATCTACCTCCCGAATAACATTGCCGAGGGCTTGAACAGCCCACGATGCGGGATCTCCCTCCGTATTTACCATCACATCAGAGAAGTGTCGCGTCATCGGGTTGAACTCATCCCTGACAAGGGTACCCCTCTCTAATGCTGGAATCGCCTTTTCGACAAGTTCTATGTGGTCAGCCGCCGCTCTTATCCAAAGACCAAAGCAGTCAACCCCCTCCTTAGGAGAGAACCCGCCGAGCTTGAAGGGTGTCCCCACCAAGCCTTCTGCACTTTCGGCGATGCTTTCTCCAAGGCTGCTCATCGATCATTCCCAAAGGGGATGTGAACAAACCCCCCGTAATTGTTTATATTGTCTTTGCCGGAACAGCCGTTTGCCCCATCGAATGTGTAGTCGCAGGTTAGCACTGTCCCCGAATAAGCGCATCGGGCCCCGCGAAAGATGTGGCCACAGCGGGATCGGAAGCACCGCCGACCAGGGAAGGTGTGGAAGAGGAAGTTCCGTGGCCCCAAAGTCCACTGGACAGCCGTATCCACCATGCTCACCTCCTTCATCAGGAATGGTTGCTCTAGGATTTTATCGCCATTATCTGAGCCACTGCCAACTGAGGGGGCTGGGGCTGACCCATCTGCAATCCTTACTAGGTACATTGTGGCTGAACGCCCCGCCAGGCTCTCGTTCTGGCGTATCCAAGACTTCACCAGACCTGTGGGATCTGGCATCGTCACCTTCCACTCTTCGTAGTTAGAGGCGTCGCTGGTCTCCTTCAGCGGGTCAATCGTAAATGGGGTGGGGCTATAGGTTTCGGGATCCTCGCCATACACCTCAGTGAACGCCACGGACACCGGGTTGGAGGCTACTCGAAGGTATTTAGTGTCCCCAGTATTTATATCCGAGTAAGCCACCGAAATTAGCCAGCAGTAGGCATCCGTGGAAGCCAATTGTAGCACTGCTGACGAAGGAAGCGTTCTGGTCATGGGCGAATATTACAAAAAAAAAGGGGCGTGTCCAAAGACAAACCCCTCAAAGGTTACATCCCCTGTTCCCTTATTACACAGTTCCCAGGCTGCTGAGGAACCAGATGGCGCCAACGAGGGCAGCGCCAAGGAGGAAGCCGACATGGGAGCGGCACCAGTTTTTTACTAATTCTTTTAGATTCATGATTTTAAGGAGACTAAGGACTATTGTCCGTTGGATCGTCAATGGTTCCATCGGAAAGGAAGGCGGATTCAACCTCAGCACCGTAGGCAAGCCAGAGGCTGCGTGAAGCGGGGGCTGTAAGGATTGCACCATCGTCAGATAGATCCGCCCCGTTAGCGGTTATCTTGCAGGTAGCGTTTTCAACCACATACCCAGTTTCTTCCCCAATGTCCAGCGAGTTGATTTCTGTGACAGGAACACCGAACAGGAATTGTTGAACCTTGGTTCCAGATGTCCCAGCAATACCAGCCACGGTTTGGAAGGTTCCCGTTGTGACCTCGATCATCTTGTTGGCAAGCAACTCGGCGTTGGCCGCATCGTAGGCCAATGTGGTGATTGCCAGCGTTGGCTTCGACTCGTAGATGCAAGCGTAGCTTCCAGCCTTGAGGACATTTACATCTTTGTAGATGTCATAAGTGTTGTTCATGTTTAATTCCCATGAACTGGTCGGTGGGGTTTTGTCCTCGTTGACAGCCCAACAGAGCTTGTCAGCCCTCGACAAGGGGGTCGGCGTAACGGAATCAAAGGGTCCTGCTGGATCGTTCTGGCTTCCTTCCACGAGATCCAGAACTCCAAGGAACTCAAAATTGGCATACAGGAGGTCTCCAGCGGTTCCGCTAAAAGTAACATTCCCCATAGCCCCAGCAATGGTGTATTGCCGCCCGTCCTTCCAGAAGACAATAGTTAAAGTGCATTGCTTATCTTTTCCGTCACCCATTTCGGAAGCCCCATCAGTTGGCTCAGGCGGAGTGTTGCTAGGAATCCACACATTCCACTTTTCGGCGGTTCCAAACCGCGAGGAAGCTCCAGTTAAGTCTTCCCAAGTGGCGTAGTAGTTAAAGAAGCCGCAACCGCGCAATGCCAGCATCCACTGTGGCGTCCCTTGCTTCCAAACCAAGCCTCCAGTAGGGGAGGTAGAGACATCATCGGGATCATCGTTAGAACCCATGACATCACACTTAAAGGTAACCCTGGCAAACTGGGTTCCAACAGAATCCGTCTGCTCTGAAGCAAGGCTTGCGGAAAGAATGTCTCTCTCAATCAAGCCGACTTCAGGCGTAAACGACATCTCGTAGCATGGAATCCATCCGAATGTTGTATCCGGGGGGCCTGCGAGTGTTGCCGGAGTCCCAGGCGTCGCTTCGGCGCAAACGCCGACGACGGATTTCCGTTCTAGAAGTCTGGTGTCTGTAATGGCCATGTGTTATTCCTTATGCTACAAAAACAAATCAGAGTGCGATCGTTGGGAAGGTGGCGCTGAAGCTGCTTGACCTGTCGCAGTCCCCTCCGACGGCAAGGTAAACCTCTTTCTCGTCTAATGCCGTTCCCGTGGCAATGCACTTGCTGGTGGCATTTTCGGTCAAGTAGCCGTTCTCCTCTCCGCTATCCAGAGAGGTTATCTGAGTCTTTCTTGCGCCCAGCCATAGGCTGTTGACCTTGCCGGAACCAGTCGATCCCATTACTTGCTGGAAGTTCCCCGTGGTTGGGGGATCGGTAATCATTTTAGAGAGCAAAAGGTCCGCATCGGCTCCGTCAAACGCCAAGGTCGTGGTCGTCAGGGTTGGCTTGCGCTCGGTGATGGTGCAATATTTGCCAGCCTTGGTGACATTGGTGTCCTTATAGATGTCATAGGCATTGTTCATGTTCAATTCCCATGAAGACATCTTGACGGTCTCTGTGACGGTTGCTTCCCAAAGCTCCCAGTAAGTTTCCCCGTCCTGAGAGAGCGGCGTTGGCACCGTTGCGTCAAAGGCGCCGGCTGGGTCGGAACCCACAGTGCTTACCGTCAGGATGCCTAAGAACTCGAAGTTGGCGTATGCCAAATCACCAGCGGTTCCAGACAGGGAGACGTTCCCCATACAGCCCGTCATTAGGTATTGGCGACCATCGCTAAACCATTTAATTGAAATGGTCCCCATTAGGTCAGTTCCTGCCGCAGGGACAGTATGACTCGTAACAATCTGGACAGGATTGTTCGATGGAACGAGGATGTTCCAGTTTTCGAACCCTTCGGCTCCAGCGGAACCCGTATCTGCCCAAGCAGCGGCTCCCCAGTAAAAGCCACAGCCAAGCATTGCCTCAGTCCATTGAGGAGCCCCAACTGTGGTGCCGCCGCCTGTGACTTCATCTGAACCCATAGCGTCGCACTTGAATGTAACGCGAGCAAACTGGGTGCCTACAGCGTCAACAGTCTCTGGAGCAAGGCTCGAGGTATACAAGTCCCGCTCAATAAAGCCGATCTCAGGGGTGCAAGAGATCTCGTAGCACGGAAAGGATTTGAAGGCTGCGGCTGTGGTGCCTGGGTTTACTGCTTCAAGTCCTACGCTAATGCTTTGCTTGCGTTCAAGGAGTCGGGTACTGGTAATGGCCATTTTTTCTAGGTCGGGTTGGTGTCGGGATTATCGAATGCTGTGCGGTATGAGATCTCGACTTCTACGAGAACACCTACCGCTGGAAGAGCCTCCTCAGAGGAGTAGGTTTCATTGGAGACCAGAGTAGTGTCAATTGCGTTGGAACCAAGACTAGTATCCCCATTTATTGCTCTTTCCACATCGGAAAGCCAAAGGGATACCTTCTGCGCCGTATTGTCTCCAGGAGCGACCTCAATCCAACACTCTAATCCACAAAATAATTGGCGCGGCAGAACGCCCGAGTAGTAGGGTTCTGGGTATTCCTCGCGCAGGGGGTGGATTATGATGAGGGGGCGTTCGATTATGTGGACGGCGCTCGCCACATCCGTGGTCACCTTCTGGACGGTGTTGTTATACGATCCGGTCCCATCTATGACCTCCAGTCTCGTTTTGAGGCCAGCAATGCAGTTATAGCGGACACTATTTGCCATTATTGTCTGTTCCTGACTTTGCTCCCCAAGTGGGTGGCTAGATTCTCTTGTAGTTGGACCTTGATTGTATAGGCTGCATTGGAGTTCTTTGTAATGTCCAGCGAATTAAAGCGGTAGAGGCTCCCCACCTGGGTGAGGGTTGCCGATTCCAGCACGGTTGTCTTGGCTCCTGTGTATGTCGCTATCGGGGACCACATCCTGAACATTCCAGGAATGACAAATCCTGAGCCGGGGTTAGCGTTCCCGTATTCTGGAACCACGAAATACATGGATTTGTCGCCTGCCGTTATGTCCAAACTGATTAGGCCGTCCACATTCGCGGAGCCAGCGCCCTGCGCTTGGGTCTGGGTAAAGGTTCCCGTGTAGGGCATACTGCTGACCCATGTCCCAGACATCTGCATCTTGAGGCTTCCTGTGCCAACAACGGTGTATTCGAGCTTGTAGATAAGGTTTGGCCAGAGTTTTGCGGCAACCTCGACGCCAGCATACCTCACAACGCTGGTGTTGCCTGTGTTGCTAAAGTTGATGCCGGCAGAAGTGTAGGTGACGGTTCCCCCGGAGCCACCTTCGAGTCCTTCCCAGTTCCTCACCGCTGCCTCTCTATCTCCCCAAAGGGCAAAAAACTGACCTCGGGTAGCGCCAATCGCTGAGGGGGTTCGGCTCGTTCCAGATGGAGGTGGTATTAGCCCAAAGAACTCAATTCCCCCGTGGGTGTCGTTAAAAAGTGTCACTATTGTGTCGCGGAAACTGGAACTGACCATTGAAAAATCGAGATTCATGAGGTCGGCAGCGATCCCTTCCCGACTTCCCACCGTTAACATCCCCGTGGATAGGTAATCAGAGGCTTCGTAGTCAGCTCGCTCCACCGTTTTTACTCCGGAGGGGCCGGTTTCTGGCACGAGGAACTTGGGGGGGTATGCCATCTCAAAAACCCAGCTTCTCCATCAAGGTGTCTTCGACGATTCCCATTCCTTTGTTTTTCCAGAACTTGTTGGTGTTTCGCTCGAAGTTGAGAAGTCTTGGCACCCTAGTCTGTTTGGCAACATGGAAGTGTTTTTTAAGGCGCCCTTTCCCCTCCTTCATGTAAATGCCACCCTTCAGCCTGCGGCCGGCGTGTTTGCCGCCAGGGGCCACAAAGAGGGCATTCTTCCCAAATTTCTGGAAAAACATTCTCGCCGGGGAATTCCCTTGGTAATCCCTTTGCAGTTTGTACTTCTCGAGGGGCCAAGCAAGCCACTCTCCCTTTTTGGGGGTAATCGTTGCCCCGGTCTCAAGAGGCCATGCGGAGGGGTCGTCCGTTCCAAAGACAATCCAAACGGCCCCGCCCGAAGAGGCAATCTTCAAGGACCCTGGTTTCATAAAACTCTTCCCTAGGTCCCCGGTCCTTTTCTTGAGCCTGCCCGAGTAGAGCGTTGACACGAAACTCCTCTGCATCTCCTTCCCAGCCTTGAGCATCGCTGCCCGCATAGCCACTTTCAGCTTCGCTTTGCCAGCAGGCTTCCCTCTGATCATATCCATCAGCCAGTCCTCAGAGAAGCTTATCTCCACGCCGCTTCCCGATATCGTCGAGGACATCCCCAGTGGTGGAGTCATCGGAAAGTGTAGGCTCGGCGTCGGTGGCGCCTGATTGCTTCTTTTAGGGTTTCGAGGAAGCCACCAGGGCCAACATCATCAGGAGAGTTGTCATATACGGTGATGCTCCCGTCAGGGCCAGTATTAGAGACCTGGCCGAGTCTGTTGCGGCTTTCATAGTCGAAGGCAACTTGCATATTTACGGCTTCCAGAATGTCTGGAAACTGGCTCTGGAAGGCTGCTTGGTTGGCAGCCATGCCACCTGTGTAGGAAACCTTAATAACCTTGAACCCTCGGTCCAGGTATGCCTCATCGACCACCAAGAGACCCGTGTTGTCGTCTACATGGTAATCGGTAGCGTCAACTAAGGTGGATGCAGCGAAAAGACGATCTCTATCGCTCCACACTTCAAAGGTGGCTCCCGAGTTTACGGGTGTACCAAGGAGACGAAAGACTTGGTCGTCATTCTTGGTGATCGTGAAATGCTCGGTCTGGGCAGAGGAGAGCATCGGGCGCCTAAGAGCCTGTTCTACACGGGCGCTTATTGACTTGATTGCCAAGCCAATCCAAGTGTCACGAGTAGCGTCAGAGGTCCACCCCTTCCAGGCATTAACCTGGGCGGTCGATGTTACCTCCAGTCCTGACCAATTCATCAGTCAGCCTTTTTCTTAGATGCCTTCTTTTTGGAGGACTTTTTCTTGGCCTTCTTTGGGGCTGGCGCATCGACGAAGGCTGCTGCTGTTCTGGGGTTAGCCATTACAGCCTCGGCCATGTCGTCGGGCATTTGAACGGCCTTCGGGGCATCGCCATTGTTACGGCAGACGCCGCCACCAGGCATTTGCCAGACGGAGTTGGGAGCAAGGTAGAGAGTAGCCA